GTTTGATCAACATTCGAATTATGTACAAAACTTTTTGGTTGTAAACCGTATCATTCTGTTTTTGACTTTTTATAGGCAGGATTCCGAAAGAAAGGAGTCTTGTCTAAAAATTGTTGGATCAGACTGTGCGTATTCCGAATCCTTAACTTCCTTTTACTAAGGTATATCTCTGATACACCGTTGTTAAGTGGATTGGGGTAGCTAAGAATATCACGTATATCTTTAAGTGGGCCTTCAGCAAAGCTGTCTGCCTCTTCATCGATGTAAGTGGTATTTATCCTTCTTATGATACCTAAAAGTTCTTTCTTATGAAATTCCTTATAGGCATCATAAAGTGGAGACTTAGCTAGTTTTGTCGACTCGACAAAAGCCGAAGGATTGAATTGAGTATCTAACTCAATAACCTTCTGGTTTGTTTGTTGATTAGCCGTTTCTAAAAGGAAACGATCTAGTTCATTCAGTAATCTTTTTACTGGAAGATCTGTCCTCCAAGGAGTTCTTACCCCCGAAAGGGGGGGAATCCTCGGGAGCACTGGAAAGTGTTCCAATGCGGGACAAGTCAACAATACATGAGCATCGTAATCATTACAGAACTTACTATTGTGAAATAGTTGTTCTAGTACTGTGCGATACTCAGAGTCGGAGAAACCACCAGGATCTGAATGGTGGAATCTCTCGGAAAATACTCTGATAAACTCTAGGAAACCTACAATGGTTCCCGTTGACTTTATTAGAATATCCGGAGGGATAGGTGAGATTTCACCGCCATTGACGAAAAGTCTTTTGGCGATCTCACCGAGGTTACTTCTCTTTGTACTTTTAATAGATTTCTCATATGAGATGTCCATTCCAAGTGCATCGAGAGTCTCTTCATATCTCTCCGTGCCACAATTGCTATCTAAAGCCATGTCATCACCAATAACTGCATAGAACTCTCGTCCTTTACAGTAATTGATTATGGCATGATGCGTTATTGCCATGGCTGGCCAAGAGGATAACATCCCCATTGGCTGACCTACAGCATAACGTAATTGTCCTCCCGGATGGTGGATATCTCTATCCACTAAAAGGGTCTTCCAGAGAGTACTAAGATTTGCAGGAAGAATGTTTTCTAATACTCTTCTCTGTAACTCTACAGGCATTCTGTCTGTTGCGGCCTTAAGGTCGTAACAATGCAGTTTACCTTCCCTGGTAAATTTTCTTACCCTCTTCGCGAGAAGGTGGTGGGAAAACGTACCATCACAGGGAAACCGTTTTAGAATACCCATAAGGTATTCATGAATTGGTTTTAGTACTGTCTGGGTCCAAATATCAGGTATGCAGATTACGCGGGTCTTCCCACCCCCTTCTTGAAGGAAGTGGAGTCGAGCCGTCTTATCTGAATACTTCTTATCTGGACTCTTTTCAGAAAGAGAAGCTGAAATTAATGACTTCCATTTAGTGAATGCTTGTTCGGTAAAAACCTTACTTGCAATCTCTACTTGAGTGTCAATGATTCCAGTTTCGTGACAAGCAATAGCATCCAATATACTTGTATATCCAATAGCGTTTGGCCCTTGGGCCGAAGCTTTTGGTGTTACAAATATTGGATTATGGGATGATTGCAATTCAAATGGAACTATTTTCCTTACTTTAAGGAAGTCCTTAAAGCTGGAAACAATTCCATCAATTGTATCATCGAATCGTTTGGTCTGAGACTTCAGATTTACTTGAGTTATGGTAGAAACATCATAACTGATAGGGGCCTTTAACACTTTGTATATATTACAAATTGTTATTAGTCCTTGTCTAAATCGGAAATCCTTCATAAGCTCCGACATTGGTGTCTTAACTTTCTTGATCAGAAAGCTAGGCTATCCTTGCCGGGTTTTTGTCCAAAATATATTTTGGTTAAAAGTTGTGCTTTGATCCATACAGCTTTGCTGTACAAACCTCAGTACTTCCTTATGAAAGACAATTGCTTGCTTCTCTCCATGATTACTAATCATGGATTTGAAGTGAGAAACATAATTGTCACAAATCAAACGAATGGTCTGATCGCTATAAATAGAATGAAAATTTTGTTTATAGTAATTTAGGTCATTATTTATCCTTATACAGCTTTTCATCTAATGAGAAGAGGTATAAGGGTAATGATAATCAAAGGAATAAGTGTACTTATAAGTATACTTGTAAGTATACTTAAGCCACTTGGTACCTATGGATCTTCTATTTCTAGGAAATCCATTGAGTTTCCTTGTGGTTAAGGTGTATTTTTTAATACATCTTTTTCTTTTATTATTATTATTCTTTGTCATAAATTCTTTATGATCAGGATAAATAATTCGCTTTCCCAAAATGTAATTTTGGTGCCGG